TTAAACCTTTTGAGGGTAGTTCTACTACCTCTGTTGGGAACTTAAATTTTTCGTCACTCATTTTAATAACATTTTGTTTGATATAAATATATAAAAAAAATGAAGGAGCGCATTTCTGCACTCCTTCTTTTTATATAATATTTTGGCTTATATTAGAAGTTCAATACTGCGTAGTCAATCGCAAGTGTAAGTGAAATTTCTTGAACAGCATCAACATTTTCGTAGTTATAATCTCCGAATGCAGCTGCAGTAATAAGAGCGCCTTTAAGCACCCACTCAGAAACAACATCACCTACAGGACCTAGTACATTCAGTGTTAAATCCTTTTTGTAGAAATCGGAATACCCGTCTCTACCTGTTACAGATTCGTGTCCTAAACGTACCCACTCCATGACTGCTTGAGCACCAGAAGGTGTAATTGGATCATAAAGTGTTAAGGTTACATCATCCCAAGTAGTTTTACCTTTTATATTACGCAGAACGTTAATATAATTTAAGGTAATCTTATTTTGGGTAAGACCTATTGATGATAATCCTCTTACCATGTAAGTAGGCATCCCATCCATATATAGTATGAACCGATTTTGTTGTTTGGGTTCAAATGCTGTGAAAAAAATTTCGTTTGAATCTAATACTGCCATTGTTGTTGTGTTTATCTATAAATATCAGAAATATTTGCCTTTTATTATTTTTTATTAATATCCTCCTGCTGATGCTCCGGCTTCAGGGAATGAAGCTCCAGTTGGTTGAACATTGAAGTTAAGAATTATAAATTCAGCTGTCTTAGTTGGTTGTAAGAACACCTGTCCTACTAATTCGTTCCTATCAATTACTGCAGGAGTATTGATTGTTTCATCCATTACTACCTTAAACGCGTACAAACCTTGTCTTTGTTGTACTGATTCGAGGTATGGGTTTACAATTGCTAAGAAGTTATTTCTAGTAGCTACTGTGTTTTGTTCGAAAATAATATTACCTGCTTGCTGGTCTAAGAATTGCTTAACAGTAATTAATAATCTTCTAACATTGATACGATCTAATGCTGACGCTTTAGTTTGTAATGTTTTCTGACCAAATACTACAACTCCTGATCTTGGGAATGCTGTGATTGGATTAACCTTATCAGCATATAATGTGTCTCTTGATGCTTTTGGTAAGCTTAAAGATGTTTTAAGTACCGTTGGTAATGCACCTCTATTTAGACCCGCCGGAGCGAACCAAGGCTCACCTACCTTGTCATTAAACGCATATACTCCAGGAATAAACGTTGATGCTGGCGCCCACTTTAATCTTCCAGTGAGTGGATCACTGCAGTATAACCATGGGAAGTAAGCTGTTGCATAAGAATTATTAATAGATTTTGCTTGCGTAACAGCATTTGCAACTGTTGCATCACCATAATCAGTTAAGTCAATTATTGCTAAAGCATCTGCTCTTGCTTCAGTATTAGTTAATAGTATATTTAATTCTGCTGAATCGTCTTTATAATTTAATCCAGGAGCAGCTATTGAAGTGTAATTAAATTGTGGATCATTTAATAAGTAGAAAGACTGAGTGTAATCAAATGCTTGAATACCCTGTATATTAGTAGCTGAGTCTATGTCTTTACCAAATTTAGCATTAGCTGCAACTGTACCTGTAGCACTTATAAATCCTTTTGATGAGGTACCTGCTACGGTATTTGCGGGCATGCTATTTACGTAGGTAGCTACTCTAACGTTTCCGGCACTATCTAAATAGTTAGGGGTTTCTGCAATACTTGAAACATAAATATATTTACTAATATTTGGAAAATCTCCATCTTGTACTACTTGAGCTGATGTAGTTCCAGTATTGGTAATAGTTTGGAATTGAGTACCTATTGATTTACCAATAAAATTAGTGTCAAATGGATCTAACGTTAAGTTATCATACTGTTCAAGAATAATTTTATTATTGTCATCATCGTCTCCTCTTCTAATAACAAGTGTAAATGTGCCAGATGCAGTAGTAGAATTTCTTATTTCATATCTAATATTTTCTTTACTTCCAGAAGATAATAACCCATTTGAGTTTGCGGGAGCTACTACAGCTTCACTATTTTGGTCAGCACCCTGAGCTATAGTGTTTAAGGTAAATGAATTTCCAGCCGCTAAACTACGAGTAACAGCAGCTGTTGCAGAAATATAAGCTCCACTTGCCGCTCTACTAACTAAAAGAGTAGTACCACCGTTATTAAAGTAAGTGTAAGCAGCAGTACTATTAAAGAAAGAAAATTGGTTGTTAGAACTTCCGCTTGTAAGTGTAGTGCCAAATTTTGCTACGTAGTCGTTATATGACGTAACTACAGTAGGAATTTCTACAGGACCTTTAGCTGTAGGACCTATAATAGCAGCTCCAGCTTCAATAATCCCTTGTGGGATAAATGACTGGTCTGTTTCATTAATATAAATGCCGGGAGAGACGATGTTATTGTTTGCCATGAGTTGTTCTTATTTATATTTTGTTATAAATATTTAATTTTTTGTCAAAATTTAATCAGTTTTAGTAAAAACTCCAGAATTTAAATCTATGGTACCATTACCGTAATTTTCTGTTAAATCTTGTCCAGCTTTGTTTTCAGCTTTTTTTAATTCTTCAATTTGTTCTGTTAAACTTTCTTTTTGTAACTCTAACAATTGAATGTTATATTCTAATTGACCTAAACTATTAATAATATTAGATTGGGTTTCTTGTAACTGTGTAAGAGTGCTTAACTCTTCTTGTGACAACTTAATTTGTTCCATAATTTTATTGATAAATATATAAAAAAATCTGTAAATTATTCATACGTGGAACTTGTATCAATTGTGTTTACTACTGATTCAACTGTAAAATTGATTTTAGAAGGGCTTAATACTTTTTTAGGGGCAACTAAATCTCTCTGTATAACATTAGGGATAAGATACCCCTTAAGAGTTAAATCAAATGTTGCCCTTACATTTCTATATTCACCTGTATTGACTTCATTTATAGTAGCAAAAGAGTCAATAAGAGCTTTAAATTTAAATCTTTCTGGGTCACCCCAGTAGCTATTGGCTGAAAAATTAATAGCTTCAATAATGTTATTTAATTGTTCTACATAGTAGGTATATGCTATACAACTATAAGTTAAAGTAATATAATCAGGTACAACTACAGCGTATGATTCCCTTTGGGGATGAGTGCCGTTTAAAATATTAAATTTACTGTAGGTATTTTTATTATTATAAGGTTTTTGAAAATATTGAAATTGGTGGGGATTATTAGCATCTATTTTACTAGTAATATTTTCATTTTTAATATTGTTTCTTTTAAAAACAATAAGGGGAGCCATAATTTTACCTTTGCTATCTCTAAAAAATCCATCACGTTGGGCGTCTTTCCATCTTTCGGGATCGCCATATTTAATAGGAACTGCAATTCGTTGACCATTTTGAAATACAGAGGGTTTAATTACATTTGCAAAATAATAAGCAATTGCTTCATCTATGTCTTTAATACCTAAGCTAAAGGGTTTTGTGGTATCCCCTTTAAAAGAAGTTTGTTCCCCTCTATTTAAATCACCGCTAGTATTAGGATTTCCCCTACCTAATTTATCATAAGGCTCAATTAAATTATTACTTATCTCTTTTTGAGATTTAGGGATTGGTATTCTTCCTTTGGTTGCCATTATAATCTTTCTTTAGTAATTCCTAACTGGTCACCGGGCACGTATATTGTAGAACAAATAACTGATAGGTTAGCTCCAAATTTTTCTAATCCCGGGTTTAAGGGGTTTTCTGCATTAGGGTAATCAGGATTTTTTCCAAAAAAATATTGGTTTGAATTTGTATTAGTTACTTCATAGTAACCGTTTTGATATAAAATTATATCTCCGATTTCAGCTACTACGTTAGCGTCTACTAAATCCTGTCTTAAAAATCTAAATTCAACTCCCCATTGGAAATCTACACCTAAGTCACTTTCTGGGTAGCTTTGATCTTGGCGGGCTATTAAAGCATTAAATAATGTAGGACCTTCAAAATACTTACCCCCGGCTGCTTCACCATAGATATTAATAGTAGTTTCTTCTAATCTATATTTGTAGAAAGAGCATTGTTGGGTAATAATATTCCCCATTAACTCTCGGTTAATTTTCTTTATCAAGCTTGTATCGCGTACTCCTCCAAATAATGCCATTATGCAATGTATATAGTATAAGGTACTGCTGCTAAATCTTTTTGTAAATATTCAGATTCTTGAGCCTTTTTTTCTAATAACTTAGTTCTAGAGGTTTCTCCTAAGTAAGTTCTTAGCCTTTCTACTAAAGCATTTTTTTCGGCAGTAGCGGCAGAGATTAGGTCTCCATGATTTAAGGTAGTATCAGCACCCGGAATTGGGACTACTGTGTATTTTCCTCTTACATAACCTAACATTTCTTTAGCTAAAGCTAAAGTGTATTCAAACACCCATTGTCTTCCTATAGAATTAATATTAGAGTAGGTAGGATTTGTGTAAGGTACAGTTGAAATATCTGTTACTACACCTACTCCTAAACTACCCGAAACGTAAGGATCATTTCTATCAGATTTTAAAATATATTTAAAATATAACTTTTCATTTCTTTGAGGAATTGGAAATATCCTAATATTGTTATTTACCAATTCAAAGCTATAATTTGATTTTCTAATTTGATCATTAAAATCAATTGCTTGAATTTTAGCTAAATCGTAATTAATAGGCATCATTAAAAAATTAATGCCCGGGGAGTAACTACCAAATCCAAATACATCTAATAGACCTTGCACATCAGTTCCAGTACCAGCATATGGATCAAAATATCTTACAATTGATGGATCTGAATGATAAAATATTTCTTTAACTTCAATGTTGTTTTTTTCAGTACTTTGGGAAACAGCAAATTCTTTTAAGTCGTAAACTTGCTTACCTGCTGTCATTTGAATGCTACCTGTTCTATATTCAACTGTTCCTCCTACACCTGCTTCAGAACCATACTCATCTGCTAATCTTATAATAGCTCCTAGATTAGGTTTTTGTAATTTATAATTGGCTTGAGATCCGGTTTTTGAACCTTCAAAATCTAAATAATTTTCACTTGCTTGATATGCAAATACTTCATTACCATATGTAGTTACTGCCTCTTCGAATGCAGTATAAAAGTTAAGATCTTGTAATTCTACATCAGTAAGAGGATATCCTAAACGACGAGCACAAAATACAGATACTTTATCGGCATCAGTTTGAAAATCTGTATCGTTATCATAAAACCCAAAAGGTGTATTCCCCGGAAAAAATGAACTAGAGCCGGGCCATATTAAGGGATTTGCCATGTTGTTTTATTTATAAATATCAAAAAGGATATTATCCTGCTGATACTAAGAGTATCTTTTGATTATCTAAATTACCCCCAGCTCCTGTGCTTTGAGTAGTAAATAATCTTCCAGCTATTCCTGGGTCCGCTGTAGGTAAATCAGGGAGGGATATTTGAGCAAATGAACCTGTTCCACTTGAACTTATGTTGCCCGAGGCAGTTATATTAGTAGATACTCTTAAATCACCAACTATATCTAAAGAGGCTGTTGGGATTCCATCATCACCTAATCTAATCTTACTATTATCAGATATTTTAAAGAAAGTATTATTAGAACTATCAGTAACTCTAAAACAATTTCTAGAAGGAACAGTACCAAGGGCTTTAATAACTACTCTTTCAAAAGAATTTATAGAACTTGGGCTACCAAATCCTGTAGGCTGTTTTATTTCTATCTTATTAGAAGCTAGCGATAAAGCCATTATATCCCCTATAGTATCAGATTTAAATACTACAGCATTGTTACTGTCAGTAGTAAAGAAAAAGTGACTTTCATCATCATCATAAATCTTAAGTGAACCTGAGGATATTTCGACTTTTCCTTCACTTCCAGTTGATACTAATTTATCAGTATTAACTAGATTAATAGTACTAGCTCTAAATTCTCCACTTGCACTTATATTACCTGATGCTGTTACTGGTCCATCTAATCTTACATTTGTCCCCGTTATTAATGTAGCATTGGGTGTGGTATTATCCCCAAATTGAAAAGTGTCTACACCATTAATTGATGGAAATGAAACACAAGGACTTGACCCTCCTTGAAAACTCAGTATGTTCCCGGGGTCGTTAGCAATAAAGCTCACAGCAGTTATACGTTCACTTGCACTTATTACTGAAGCCGTAATAGAGGTTGTAGTAAAAGATCCTTGGGTTGTTACTTCAGCAAGAGTAGGAGTTGTAGTAGAAATCCCTACATTAAAAGTGCTCCCATCACCCTTAGTTAGTGTTAAATTAGGATTAGAATATGAAGCAGTTGTTAAAAGTGAACCTGTGTCTTGGGTTGGGCCTTGGGGACCTATGGGTCCTGCTGGTCCTGCATTTCCTTTAACACCTGGTGCTTGGATCTGAACTACACTAGTAGATCCCTGATTAACCGTAATAGGGGTATTAGTAGTTCCTATACTTACCCCAGTATTTTGTTGTGGGGTAATAGTAACCGTATTGGTTGTAGTAGAAACTGTGACCTTATTAGACATAGTTTCCTGTGGTTACTTCTTTTATTAACCTAATATTACCTTCAATTAATCTAGTTACTACGGCACAATCACCACTACCACTAGCTATTTCTAAATCATACGAGGCTTGATTAAAACTTAAAAGAGATGAAGTTGCAGATGAAATAATTACTCCTATAGTTCCTGAAGTTGGGAGAAGTAATCCTGTAGACCCACTAAAATTTAAACCGGATCCACAAGGTCCTAAACTACTAGAAAGAGAAAGGTATGTTGTAGTTCCACCTGCAGCATCTTTAATTTGCATTCTTCCCTGGTATCCTGTTAAATCTATGGGATCATTACTAGAATCTTTATAGGTTACGTCAAATTTTACAGTAGATCCCTGTTCAATGTTAAATGAATATTTTCCGGCAGCCATGTTATTTTAATATAAATATTAATAAATGGGATTATCTACATAATAGTCTCTTAAATCTTCTACTATTTCATTTCTATGGTTAGAATTTAAGGTTATAGCTTCAAGATTTTTTACTTTTTTAGAAGCTTTATACAAATATTTAAATCCTGAATCTGATTTTTTCTTTAAGTCTGTTTGGTGAGCATCCCCACACACCATCATTTTAGATCGTAAACCTAAACGAGTAGTAATCATTTCCATTTGATCGTGGGTTACATTTTGCGCTTCATCTACAATAACACATGAATCTAAAAATGTTCTACCCCTCATAAATGATACTGGAACAATTTCTATTTTACCGTCCGCTATAAGTTTTTCAACTTTAGCTTTATCGTATAACATATATAAGTTTTGATAAATAGGTTGGACCCAAGGATCCATTTTTTCCCTTAAATCCCCTGGTAGGAATCCTATTTCTTCTTTACTTACTGTAGGTCGAGTGATGATAATTTTAGTGTATACTCTTCTAAGTAACCCATCTAGTGCTACTTGGCACGCTAATAAGGTTTTCCCTGATCCTGCTTGACCCGCTAATAATGTTATAGTGTTATCTAAAATTAGCTGTTTAGCTTCTTTTTGTTCTTCATTAAGTGGGATTTTAAATTTTATAGGGTTTTTCACTACTTTTTTTTCTCTGAAGATGTCTTCAGCTTTTGGGGTATTGTTGAAATGGGTCATTTCTAAAATTGATTTTAACTAATTTGTCTAATCCAGCATTTATATGCATTTCATCATCTAAGACAAGGTCAAAATCGTATCTTTCATCTAATGGAAGAACTAAATCAACTTGTGAACCCCATCTTATCAGTGAAAAGCGTTCGTTTTGGGAAACAGGAGCGTTTTGGTCGTTTATAAAAGGAGCAATTACATTTACATCTTCATCAGCAATCTGTACTAAATAGTAAGTATAATCTAATTGAGGTGAGTATATTTTATTTAACATTCTTTCATTATACTTAAGATAATCCATATTATTAGGATTAATAGCAGCATTAAGAATGTCTTTTTCTACAGCAAGCATAGGCTTATTAGTAGATTCAATCGGATCCAATCCTTTATATTGTAATATGCCTGGGTAAGGGATTCTGTTTACGTGAACATCATAAAATGACATAAATATGCCAATTACAAGAGAAGGTTGATTATACTGTTTATTACCTAAAACATCTTGTAATGTGTAATCTATACCTTTAATTTCTACTATAGGGTCGGTAGAATCTTTTACATATTTTTGATATAAAATAGTACCATCTGCGGGAGCATAAAAGTGTTTATGATCTATATAATTAGGACGCATTGGGTCTCTAAAGAAAAAAGTATTTGATAATTCACCTACTTCTAATTTAGAAAGTTCTGCAACTTCCCCCTCTAACCAATCCTCTAAATGTTGAGCCATTAAAGGAGTGATTTTGTTTGATCAATATAATTTAAGTGCATTATCATACAACTTAACATAGCTCCAGATTTCATAAACTCTGAAATGTTAAAAAATACTGGTTCTAATCCTTCGTTAAAACATATTTTTTCTAACGTGTTTATTTTAGCTTTTTCAGCTTCATAATTTTCATCTGCTCTAGTAAGTTCAGAAATATTTGAAGCACATAAAATCATATTACCTAATCTAACAGAATTAGCAATACCGTTGTAAGTGTCATCAACACTTATGTCTATTACGTTAGTATATTGTGATATTTGAACTAACTCCTCAGGTGTAAATAGCTCCGTACAAATTAACGTTTTATCTTTAGTTAACGGGAAAATACAACAATCAAGATGGTAAAGATATTCATCTACCATTTCAATTTTAATGATATTCATGTCAAATTCCTTTTCCATCCACTCAAAGGCTTGAATGTCTGAACGTTGGCCGTATCCTCCTATGTAAACATTATCATAAAGATATTTTAAATCAGCCTCTCCTTCCCATTTAAAGGGGCATGTGTGAGTTTTATACCCCATAGATTCAAAAAATGGTTTTCCAACTTTTTCTTCTCCTTGCCGAGGTTCAGAAGTAAAATTAGCCATAATAATATTATTTGAATCCTTAATGTGGGGTAACTGTAATCCCATATTAGCTACATATACTAAATCTTGGAAATTACCTTCAGCAGGTAGAGTATAAACTAAGGAATTACCTGCTACAAATTGATATAAATCTAAAAATTGCCTGTAGGCATTACCTTTATTTATCTTTAATTCTTTTTCTTCCATTTCCTGCATCCAAATATTATTGGGAACTGCAGTATCTAAAGTAAAGGGGAAGTTCATAACAAAAGCCGGTATAGGCAGTTGGGAGGGAGTCTCTTTCATTTTATAAAACTGTTTGATTATTTCCTATAAATATGTACTAACTACTAGAGACACAAAAAGTCCCGCCGAAGCGGGACTTTCTTTAGTGTATTAACTAATACTTAGATTAGAGGTTGTTCAAACCTGCAACGTGGATCTTAGCATAGTATTCAGGTCTTAACATCTTCTTAGCGTAACGAGTTAAGAGACCTTTTCTTGGAGTGAAGGTATCTGGATCGTACACAAGAGGAGTCATAATTAATCTCCCTT